ACCATTTCTGCAATACCATTAATTGCAGCATTGTTTGTAGGACTTCCGTTGTATCTATCTATTAAGTATTGAAAATAATTGTTATCATCTCCATATTCAATCCAATCTTGATTATATCTTTCATTAATCTCAGGTCTTGTATAGGAGGCAAGATTTACAACATGGATTTTACCTTGTTGTATTTCTAATTTTGGTTGTGGAGCACTAAGTTTTCTTCTCATAGCTCTGTTTGTCTTTTTTGTCATATTATTACAAAATCATTATCGTATGAGTTTTCTGTAGTATAATCTCCAGAGTGAACATCAAATACGTTATAGTCAGTTTGGTCAGTACAAAATATACTTCCTCTATATATAATTGTATTACCATCTTTTACTACAAACGAATAAAATCTATTGGCAATTAATCCAAATGTGCCAGTAATTGACATATATCCGTTTGAATTGCTTACTGAGACTGAAACTGTACTTGTAGTACGTTTAGATTTATCAGTAAGATTAAATGTAACAGAGCTCGGTGCGCTTCTAGGAATTATCTTAAAAGTTTGCGAACTTGTTGATGTTGTTAATATTATCATATTATAAATAATAAATATATAATAAATTGTTTGCATAAAAAAAGGGATACATAAAGTACCCCTCTTTTAAATTCACAAAGTATATCTAATTATTAAGAATTAGTTCCTACTGTTACTGTTACAGTCGCACTACTCATTCCAGCATAAGGGTCAGCAGAAGTTGGACTAGCAACAAAGTTAGCAGGTAAAGTTTCCATAGCAGATAAAGTAAGTGTATAACCACTTAAATCTCCCATAGCAGCACCAGTAACTATTGTACCACCAGATACATCAGCTCCATGCTCTCTACCCATTAAAAATACATTTCCATTATAATCTTCAACAGCTACATGAGGTCTTCCAAAAGCAATAAGTTTTAATTCTTTATTATCTTCTTTTGTTAATTTATGTAATGTTAAGTTTAATGTTTGTTCAAAGAAAGTTGTACCATTTTCTCTTGACGAGGTGATGTTTTGCTCAAATGATGAATTTCCTTTTACTTCATATTTAAATGCAGTAAATTCTCCACTCATATCTGTAATCTCATCATTAGTAAGTGTTATTGTGCCTAAATCACCAAAATCTGTGAAATAGACAGCTCTAATACCACCAACTACGTCTTTACATGGTTCTTTTCTTCCTAATGTTAAATCACAAGCCATAATATTTTATTTTTTAATAAAAAAGGGCAGGTAGAATACACCACCTACCCTTCTTATGTTATACAATTATTTAATTATTAAGCTAATGTTAATAATACTAAATCTGAACCGATTCCATACTGAATACCAGATGTAAATCTCATAACAACTCTTACGTTTTGAGAACCATCTAAGTCAGCCATATCTAATACTTTTACTTCATTATGGTCAGCAATTAATCCTGTACCAAAGTATAAGTTAGATTTTTGTCCAGCAACAGCATGGTCAGAAGGCATACCTGGTGTATAAACAACTTCGATACCTTCAAAAGATATTGAAGCATTGCTGTTATACCATTGGTTTCCTTTATTATCATAACCTTGAGCTCCTAGTCCGTTAGCACCATATCCTCCTAAGTGTCTGATATACGCTTGGTATGCAACTGGTGGAACGAAGATTTTTAAATCCTCTTTTCCGTAAACTGCATTTGGAATTGCATCAACAACATTACTTAATAAAGTAACGATGTTAGATGAAGTAAATGAAGTTTCAGAACCATTAGCAGCATCGTTTACATCAGAATCAGCAGCCATTAAAACTGTAAATCCGTCAAACTCACCAGCGTTTCCGTTAACACCTCCCCAGATATTAGATTCAGTTTTCTCAGCAACTAATCCAGCAACGTGCCCGATTAAGAAGTCAGAGAATTTTGGAGGTAGGTTGTCATATACTGAGTAGCCCATTTGAACTGCTTCCCAGTCGCTTCTAAAGTCTTTTTTACATAACTCAAGGTTCACTTGGAACTCTTCAGGTTGTAAAACTCTTTCAGTCAATGTAACAGTTGCAGTATCAGTAAAATCACAAGTAGCATCTTTGATTACGTTAGAATCAGTTGCAACTTTTTTGATTACCTCTTTGAACTTTACATTAGGTTTAATCTCGATGTTACCTCTATTTAAAGTATCACCAGATAGTAATGCAGCAGAAATATACTTACCAGCAAATTCCCCAGCATAAGTAGTAGTAATTGAAGTGGTTGTAGCCATTTTTTAATCTATTTAATTATTAATGTTATAAATTGAGTTTAATACTCTATCTTTAGTAGTATATGCTCTATTCTGTGCATATAATATTTTCTTTAGTGGTTCATTCTCTGAACCTTGATTGATTGGTTCTGCAGCAGGTTCTTTAGAAAGCTCTTCTATTTGTTTACTCATAGAAACTTTTTCTTTATCGTAACCTAACTTCATCTCATCAATCTTATCCATAATTGATTTGATTTTAGAATCAAATTCTTCTCTTGAAACGTACTTATCTTCGTCCATTTCAATTTCTTCAGAAACTTCCTCTACAGGAGCTTCTTCTTCTAATTTTTCAGCTTCAACCTCATCAGAAGAAAGTTCTTCTGCAACTACTTCTTCTTGACAAGCAAGTTCTGTAAGTTCCTTAGACATTTCTTCTACTTCAGTAAGCTGCTCAGAAAGCTGAACTTCTTCTTCTTTAAGCTCAACTTCTTTAACGTCATCTTTTTTAATTAGAGATAGTCTCTCCATGATGTCGTTTAGAATTGATGTAGCTTTTTGTTTTTCCATAAATTAAGTATTATAAAATTAATTTTACTATTAAAGTAATTAAATGAAAAAGGGTTGTTAGATTTTTATGCTTTTTTCTGGATTATAAACCATTCAGAACCATCTGACCAAATCATTAATCCTTCATAAGAAACATTTAACTCATAATAATTAGATGAACCATCTAATGTTTGACCAGCTATAGGAGTTAATCTCACTCTTGTGTTTGTGTTAAAACCTCCATTTGTTACTATTCTTATAATTCTGTTTGTGCTTTTAGAAGTTGTAGCATCTGGTAAACTTAAAACCATATTTCCAGAACCACCTGACCAGCTTAACTTAATCATTCTTGAGTCATCATAAAGAGAATCGTCTAAATCAAGATTAACACCATCAGAAGCAGTAATATCTGTGTTATGAATATAATTTATAACTTGACTTATAGTTGCTTTTTTAGTTTCGCTACTTTGAACTACTGCAAAAGTTTCTGGTCCTTGTAATTCTGTAGCTGCATTTAATTGAGATATTTTTTTTGACATTATTTATAGTATTATATTATTTCCATTTTCTTGTAATAAATTTGCTCCAGATTCAAGAAGTAAAACTCCTATTCCTGTTATTCTTCCAATACCTTGAGCTCTTAAAGTTCCATCACAACATTTTCTTGAATATGTTTTACCATCTTTACAAAGACAACCTCTTCTTCCGTTATTTGGAACATTTCTTCCTAATGTTTCATTTGTCTTTTTCATTTTTTGCTTTTTGGATGTTTAGTTGGTAATAAATCATAATCTGTAGTGTACTTGGCATTTTCTGGTCTTCCATTTCTTACCAAATACATAAAAGCGTTAACTCTGGCGTGTGCCCATTGTAAAGCTGATTTTACATTAGGTGAATGACTTGTGTTGAAAGCACCAAGACCTCTTTGAAATACTGATGCCAACATACCTACAGTTATACCATAACCTAATTTTTCTTTATATCTTTTATTAAAGTCATCTGCTTTTTTTTGTAATGCTTCTCTATCTTTTGCAGAAACCTTAGCTCCTTTTTTACCTGAAGCATCACCTTTAGCTGTTCCTTTTCCTTTAGGATTAGGATTAGGCGTATCAGATTTAGGTGCTTTAGGACTTGATTTTATTCCTCCTTCTGGTCCAACTTCTGCTAAATCTAGTTCTCCAAGTTCTCTTAGTTTACCTCTTGACCAGTTTAATCCTGCTTTACCACCCCATAACAAATATGATATAGTTCCACACGCTTTAGTGTCATTAGCATCGTAATAAGTTTCTGCTCTACTTAAATATGAATACATTCTTTTTATAGTGCCAACAGATAGCTTCTCCCCTCTAGCTAATTGTTGAGCTCTAACTTTTCCTACAGAAGTAGCGCATTTATTATTTACTTTTTTATTTAGTTCAATACCTCTTTTAGCATTATTTCTAACACCGCTTCCATAATCACTATATGTTTTTAATTCATATTTATTATCTAGTATTGAATTGGCAATCTCTAATAATATTTCTCTTGCTTCTTCTTCATCTTCTATATCGTTTATAGCAGACATTTGTAATTTATCTGTAAAATATCCTTCAATAGAAAATCCTTTTACTAATCCAGTTTTTACATATTTATCCCATACTTCATCGTTATTTACTTTCATAGAAACCATCCAAGTTCCTACAGGTAAATCCATATCATACTTTCTTGACTTATCGTGTATTTCATCTTCTATAATCCAAGATTCAACTACAGATAATCCATGCAATTCAGCTTGATGCTCTAATGTAGATTTATTTTGATTACCTCTCATTAAAAATAATTGAGATGCTTTTCTTACAGTATCTTTTGAGAAATATATATAATATTCATCTTCACCATCTTTTCTATATATGTTTTTGTCTGGCACTAATGCAGCACCCATTAATATTCTTTTCTCTTCATCTACTTGTGCAAGTTTAACTTCATGCTGTTTTGATAAAGCAATAAAGTTCTCTTCTATTGCAGGTTGGTCCACAATAGATATGGCTTCTATGCCAGATAATAATTGTTCTTCATCTATTAATAATTCTACTATTTTCATATTGAATCTATTTTTATAATTAATCTATTTGTGCATTGTTTGTAATATTTCTGTCAAGCTCTTGAGCTGATGATATTTCTTTACTAACAACAAATGCTTTTATTGGTCTTCCTGTAATACCTGCTAATCCAGCAGCTAATTGTGATGCTCCTCCTGTTCCTACAACATTAAAGTCTGGTGCTTCTACTGTTGTTGGCGTTCCTGTTTGTCCGCCACCACCGCCACCTGCTCCTGCTGGAGTTTGAACTTTTCTTATAGCAGCTACATTTGCTAAACCTTGAGCAATAGCTGCTGCTGCCGCAATAGCTGCTCTAACTGGTGCATCAGGTGTTGGTAATTCAAATTGACTTTGATATGCTTTCTGTGCTGCGGCATAAGTTGATATTAAAGTTGCTGCAATAGCTAATGTTTTACCTGTTCCTGTTTCTTTACCAGCTAATTGACTTAATGCCATTAAAGCATTTCCTGTGTCTTGATATGCTTGTATTTTAGATTCAGATTCTATTTCTGCTAGTTTTATAGAATCCTTAGATGCTTTTCTCTGTCTTTTATCATTTTCTTTTAATGTGTTTGCTCTTATTTTTAGTCCATCAAGAGCTGTTTCAGCAATAGTATCTAATTCTTTTTCAGCCATTATTTGTACACCTGTTTTTCTGTCAAATAATGTTTCGTCTGTTACTACGTCTCTAAATGATTTAAGAGAGTTTACTGCATCAACAACATCTGCTTCAAATCCTGTAACGTCTAATGTATTAAATGAAGCAAGTAATTTATCAATGTTTTCTTGTACTTCTTTTGTGGTTTCTTTTCTTTTTTCTAATGATTTTTCCTCTATTATATTTTGATAATTATAATCTTTTCTAATAGTAAGTTTTGCTTTAACTTTGTCCCAGAAAGTTAGATTTTCTCCAACTTCCTCATTTTCCATTTCAATAAGTTTAGTATATTCTTTTTGTACTAAAGATAATAATGCCTGAGCTTTTGCTTTTTGCTTTATAACTTCTATATATTGTTTTATTTTTATATTAGATTCTTCTGTTAATTTACCTTCTTCATCTAATTCTAAGTTTAGTTTTTGATGACTTCTATTCAATTCATCAAGAGCTTGTTTTTTCTCAAAAGTTGATTGTGTTGAAGAATTTAACACATTTGTTAAGGCTTCTATTTTTCCTACTTGTTCTCCTGCTGCGTTAGCTGCATCTTCATATGCTTTTTTTAAGTCCTTAACTCTTTGTGTAGTTCCAGTAAGCATATCCCATAATTTAGGACCAAATGAAATTAGGAGTTGTACAATAATTAAAAACCCTCCAGTTCCTAATAATGACTTTCCTAACTCTTTGAAAGATGCAATAGCACTTCCGTTTGTTTCAATAAAACTTGACATTAAAGTAACAACCTGAGATAAGTTGTTGGCAATAGCTGTAAAACCAAAAGAAGCATCTGAAGCTAAACGACCTGTTTCTAGTAATATAGCGTTATTTAATCCAGACTGAGCTCTACCTTTTTTTTGGGTTTCAATTAACTTAGCTTGAGCACCCTCCATTTGATTAATACTTTTTACTACTTTATTAGCACTAATATCAACTCCTTTAGTTTGTAAATCTACTTGTATTAATATTTTTTTACTTGCCATGTCTCAATCGTTTTAATTGTTCTTTCATTTCTTTATAATTACCAACAGCAGAATATTTGCCTTTGGCAATTTCAATTAACTCATCTTCTCCGTACCAATCAGAAGCATTTAACAAGTCTATTATATTTCTAATCATCTGTTAATTTATTTAAAAGTTCTAAATTACTAACCTCAGTATTAAAGTTTGTCTCTATAGAATTAATACGAAAGGTCTTATCTTGTATCACAAGCTCATCGTTTAATCTATAGTTTGCCAAAATATCTGTAGATAAATATGCTTTAAGTTTAAACAATCTTTTTTTCTCATTAAATATTCCGTTTATATAAGTAGCATAAAACTTTTTAAATAATGAATTAGTTGTTCCACCATAATTAGTTAAGTTCCATTCATCTATTTCATCATCAAAATTAATTGTAAATGCAGCAGCAGTTGAAGTTGTTGCATCTTCGTTTGTATTTGATGGTCTATAATATTGTGTTAAAGAAATAGGTGTGCCATCAGAAATCCATTTAATTCCTTTTGCAGAAGTCAATCCTGTTTCTTGAATTGCATAAAACACTAATGGTTTTGTCAATACAGCTTCATAATTACCAGTATTAGGTGTAACATCTGTATCTGATGTAAATTCACCTGCGGCAGAATATCCCCATAATATATCTGTTATATATGCTGCTGGAGATGTAACTGCTGAATATGGACTTGTGCCTGATTGATTAGCATCAATAATTCTTTCAAATTTCATGTGTTCAAAAGGCACTTCAACATCATAAATAGTTCCTCTATCTATATTTTGTGGTCTAACCTCTTCATCACCAAATATGTCATTAAATTGTTCTTGATGATTTATAGAAAGTAAAGTGCTTGGTTCTTGATAGCTAAAATCTATTTCATTATATTCAAAAGCTCTGTCTATTTGTAATCTTGATGTATCAACAAACTTAGTTATATCCCATTCTCCTTCCGATGGATTATTTACTCTATCAGCATAAAAATTATCTAAAGTATCTACTTTTATTTTACCAAAATCAGCATCACCTACATCATCAACATAATAAGCAGTTAAATTAAACATCTTAAATAATCCTGATAAAAAGTCTATAACTTTTATGTCTGGAGCATTTTGTGTTATAATAATTTCACTAACTGTAGATATTGAATTGCCACTTCCATCAATATTCCAAGTTGCCACATTTTGACCTGTTGGCGTTCCTGTTAATGGATTAACAATAAATTCTGTTAATTCTATACTTGGTGTAAATGAAATAGCTGTATTAGATTCAATAATCCATTTAACTTGATAATTAGTTGAACTAAAACTAGCAGCTACTTCAAAAGTAATACTTCTACTAGCACCTGCTTGTTGGCTAGATTCTATTAAAGTATTACCACTTACATAATCAATAGCTTTCATTTTAAATGGTATATTTTGATTTGCACCAGCAGTAGTAACAGTAAGTACCCCTTTATAACTTCTGTCTCCATTTCCTACTGAGAAAGTCCAAGTATCTCCATCAACAGCAAATCCTAAATCTCCTGAAGAAAAACCCCAGTCTCCACAAATACGAGTAAGTAATTCTTCTTGGTTTTCATCTCCTCCTATCTTTCCTTTGTTTCTACTAAACCATAAAAATAAATTAGAAAAAGGAGTTGTTCCAAAAAAGTCTCTAGTAAATACAATATTTGAAGGATAGCCATTTGTTGTTGTATATTTATTTTCTATAGCTTCAATTATTGTTAAACATTTTACAGCAGGTTTTAAATCATCAAAAGCCAATCCAATATTATTGGCAGTAGTATTATAATACAAGTTTCCGCTATATTCTGGAGTTGATTGTGCTGAATCATAATAAAATCTTTTAGTGTGTGAAATTAATGGATATATTACTTTACCTGAAGATAATCCACTTTGTAATCCTACCTTAACATTAGTATTATTATAATCATGTGTATAATCATCTAGTTGTGGTAGGTCTTGTATTTTATCATCTTTAAGTAAATCTTTTAAGTTTATAAGGTTGCCATAAAAAACAACTGTATATGAAAAAGGTTTATTGTCTCTTAGCTTTACATTTTCTAATGATATTTTACCTCTTTTAAATGGATTAAAGTCCATTTCCATAATGGCATCTTTTCTTGTTCTAGCATCAAAACCATTATCTATTTCATATTTATACCAATGTTGAAATACTTTATTGTTTTCTCTTGAAGCTGGAACTGTAAATGTTTCACTAAAATCAGTAAATACTTTTCCTATATCTTTTACATCTTGAATCTTTGATGTTAGATTTATTGTTTCATCATCAAACATATCAATCCTACGATATACATCATCGTTGTCTTTTATATATAAAACTATTTTTTGCATTATAAAATATTATTTATCTTATCAAACGCATAATCAAATTGAACTGTATAAGTAATCAGTTTATCATTTACTGACTTTTTAAACTGTAATGAATTAGATTTTAGGTTTATTGGCAATACATTTGATAAGTCATCAACCCAAACTTGTTCTGCTAACATCTTTTGTCTAACAACCTCATTATAACTTTGAGGATAGAATCCAGTATTCATTGTAATAGATTCTTTTCCGTTTGCCATAAATTTCTTTTCTTGATGTTTACTTAAAGCATAAGAAGGTGTCCCTCCTGAGTTTTCTATATCTAAAATATTATTTTTAAACTTCTCTGATGTTATATTGATATTTGTAATAGACTTCTTGAAGAACCATAAGTTTTGTAGTGCTCCATATTTATTATAGAATATTACATTCAATGGACTGAATTTACATTCGTTTACTTTTTTCAATGTAATTATTGTATCTGTATATCCACTTACTGAAGTGTCAAAAGTAACTGTATCACCATCATTTAATGTTGCTGTATCTTCAATAATTATATATTGTATTTTTTGATTAGTATTTCCATTATCAGCAATTTGTATTGGTGTTGTACCAGAACCCCAAGTAGAATCATTAGTTTCCCAAAAATCATTAGCAGCTTCCCAATTTATATTAGCACCTGCTGAAGACGTAAGTGTAACTAATGGTAGAGCTTCTGCAAACACAGGTATTTTTATATCTTGCCCATCAAAATAATAAACATCTGTATTATCTTGTAAAACCATAGGAGTTGTTGTTTCTCTAGGATTTGTTCCATCTTCAAAATATCCATAACCATCTACACCTAAAAACGTACTTGTATTTGTATCTTGACTATTTACTTGAACAATAGTTCCACTTGAATTGTATATAGTAATATCTGCATCTACCCAAACTGTATCAGTAGCATAATTATTATATTCTGTTTCTAAATAATCTCTTATAAGTTCACTTAATTCAAATACAACATATGGTTTGGCAAATAATATATAGTTTTCACCAGAAGCCATAATATCTGCACTTAATGATAATGTAGAATCGCTATCAATAGCAGTAACACTAGCTGTAGTATTATCTGTTGTATTTTTTACAAAGCTACCAACTTGTGCTGTAGTATTAAAGTTTTGTGTACTATCAACTAATTTATTAGCAGTTGTTGAGCTTGTTGTTCCTCTGTCTAGCTCATCTAGTCTTTGGTCTTTAGTTATAGTATATCTTAAATAAGCACTTGTTCTTTGTGCGTGTGTTCCAGTCCAAATATATAATTGTAATTTAACAGAATCTAAGTTTGCATTAGATACTTTAAAATAATATGGACTTCTTGTGTTTATTACTGTACTCATTTTATTTTTCTTGTAAATGTTTCTCCT